GGAACTTTTCTTTCTTTCTTTGGGGTTTTCCCCAGTAATTAACAAAGTGTTTTTGTTGTTATCAACTTTTTGGTTGGTAACAATTTCTTTATTATTAGAATTACCATTGTTTATGCTTTTTTTGCAAATATTACCAGTATTATTGTCAGAGTTCTCCTTTTGACTTCCAGAAGTCAAATTTTTTGACTTCTTGTTGGGCAAAATTTCGTTTTGATTTTTTTCTTTTATTAAATTTTCTTTTTTAAGAAAAATATTTGTTGTATTATTTGTTGTATTCTCTGTATACGTCTCACTTTTAGAAGTGCCCCCTCCCCCTTTTAAAAGTGACCCCTCTCCCTTTTGAAAGTGACACCCCCCACTTTGATTAGTATTATCAACGGTTTCAGAGATTGATAAATCCTGGTAAGTTATTTCCAGTACTTTATCCGGATTCAATTCTAAAAATAATACATTACTCATTACTAGCCCATTATCATTAATTGTTCTGAATATTCTTTTAATTAAGCCTAAGTTTTCTAAACATATTATGGCGTTAGTTGCTTCACGTTTGGAACATCCAAACATTTTTGATATTTGTTCGTAATTTCTTTGTAACAGGTCTGCTGAAAATTTTTTCTTGTATGCTATTATTTCGCCTGTTTTTTCATCGCGTATCTCTGTTGGTCTGTACCAATAGACGATATCAGCCAATATGTTTATTGCCAATAAATTTGGTTTGCCTGAAGGATATAATATTTTTTTGAACCAAATCATTGGTATAATATTTCCTGTTATGTTAATGGAAGCCATTTTTTCAATAATTTTATTGCCCATTTTCAAACTGTCTAAGTTTTTTGTTATTTGTTCCATAATTTATTACTCCTTAATTTTTATTTACTTTCAGAATTAAAGTTTCTTGGCTGCCAATTGATTCTGACACTATATAACCATAATCTTCCAATTGTTTTATCCAGTTTCTGGCAGACCTTTCACTGACTTCATATAAATCTGCAAAATATTTACTTTTGGTCTCGCAGTGTCCTTTTTCGTTACATAGTGCTGTTATTTCGCCATATAGCAATTTAGCATTAGCTGACAACCTTTTGTCATGTCTAACATTTGCCGGTATAATTGCATAATAAGATTTGTTAATTTCTGCCATATTAAGATTCCTCCAAGTATTTGTTTTTTTTATTTAAAATGATTATTTCCTTAGCCGGTTGCCTGTCTCTTATTGTCCCTAGATAAAGCTTTCGATATTTTATATACTCACAATCCGAAAGCATTTTTAGCCACTTATCGACTGCAGGTTTTTGGACGTCAAAGTTTTCAGGCAAATAATAATTCGATAGATAACATCGTCCAAAATCGCCGCATAATTTGACCAGTTCGCCATATAATAATTTTGCGCTGGACGATAGTCTCTTATCTCGAAAAACTTTCTGTGGGATTATGATATCGTCATTCTGCATATTTTTTAGCTCCTTTTTATAAAAAAACCTTAAAATTAATGTTCAAGCTTACGAATTTGATTTTTTTTGATTTTTTTTTGATGAAATGCTTGACTTTCGGTTTTTTTTGGAATATTATATTTAATACTCTCTATCAAAGACGTTTTTATATTTTTTCCAGATATTTATTTTTTTAGTCTTTGGCTGAGAATATTGTTATTTAATGATTATTTTCTTTATTGACTTTTACCTCCTTGTATTGTTTTTTGTCGCACTTAAACTTTACAATTTTCGACGGCAAAAGTCAATGTTTTTTTGTGCCTTTTCGAAAATTTGTTGTATTTTTTTCATTATCCAGCATAATGCTGTATGTGAAATTGCCATGGGGCTTTTTTCATAAAACACACTCTTTTGTATAATCTCGGGGGTGCTTTGCACCTAAGCACTCCCAGATAAAATTTAATAACTAACATTTATTCGACCATTCGACGAGTTTTTCAGTAGCTTGCTTTATTTCAGAACTGTTTAACTTGTCGATGGTTTTATTATATTTCTTTTCTAAATTCGCCTTGATTTCGTCTGCATTCTTGTTTTTAGCCTTTGCAAAACGTTTAATCGCTTGTAATAAAGTTTTGGTGTCTTTGCCTTGAACCGCGTCTAAATAGTCAGATTCAACTATTTCATAAGCCGTTAAGTATAAATAACGCCTCTGGTATGTTTCAATCGCTCCTAAATTTTGTATAGGATGTGCCCCTTTTAGCGTTAATTCGCTCATAGGACTTTTTATTTCTAACTTCGATTCAGGATTATCAATGTCAATTATTTCTAAAACTGCCTCGTCTCTGCTATAACTGATAATGTTTAAAATCCCATATTTGTCAGATAATTCATTGATTGTCGGTAGTATGTCCCCTAATTCGTAATACTTGAATCCCGCAAATTTGTTTTGACCTGATTTCTTTAATTGCCTGTTTTGAAGCTCTAGCCTTATTTTCGAGAGTTTTCCATATACATTCGTTTTGTTCATTTTAGCCCCCTTATCTTATACTTAAATTCTTTTTCTCAACTATTTTTGCGTGCTCAAGTTTGTTGCCTTGCTTGATATATTCTTTAATCGCGGTTTTGTCCGCCTCTACTCGCTCCGGCACTATTCGCATAAGTTTGTAAAGATTCTTTTCTTTGGCTTCTTCTATGAATTCGTTGTCAATCTCAGTAGATTCGCTTTTCCGAACTCCTAATGTCATTGTCGGGGTTTCTATCTTTTTCTTGCCTACTTGCTCCATTGTGCTTACTACATATGCTTTAAGCGCTTTTAAATTCTTGTAATAACGCGTCGCTCGCTCTGATAGCCTATCAATTTCGTTGTTTACAATTCCTGTGTTGTTTTCTAACTCTTTAATCACACAAGCTATATTTTCGATTTTTTTCTCAATCGCTCCGTCTAATTTCTGGATGTACTCGAATGTTTCGTCGTCAATTTCATCACTTTCAAGCGCTATATCCAGTAGTTTCTGATATTCGGCCGTCAATTCGTATAATGTAGTCATTATTTTCCCTCCCTGAACATTTCCATTAAATCTATCGGCGCTATCATCGCACTTTTATATTCCGGTTTTTTGGGTTCTTGCTTAAATTTGCCAAAAAATAACTTTAAAATATTAAATAAACTCATCTTCGCTCCTGTATGTTTTGTATATTTTTTTCGGGTTCAATCCGACTTTTTTGTATATTGTATTCAACATCCGATTTTTTTCAACACCAAGTGCCAAATTTAGACACTTGATGCGATAAATTTTTTCTTATATAATTCCCATTTGAATCCTCCCATAAACCTCCAAAGCGTCACCAAACGTTGAGATATCGTATTGCGGGAGGATTTCTTGCATTTCATAAATGAATGCTTCCTCGCTTTCAAATCCAAATGGCAATCCCATTTCAAACATTTTTCATCACCTCCTTTCAATTTCCCTATTGACTTCCGTTTTTAGCTTTATAAAATATGTAGGTAGAACGTAGTGAGAACTAAATCTCACTTGTTTTGAGTTTGAAAATACATTTTTTACATCCTAGAGTAGTTGTTGCCAGCAACTACTCGTTTCTATTATTCTCGTACATTTCGCCGCCTTCGAAAAAATATTTGTACCCAATTCCTTTATATATATTCTTCGCGTACTTCGTCGTACCATTCTCCTATATTCTTTTCTACTATCATACATAAATCAACATATTTCTCTCTCACGCCTTTAAGCACTTTTAAATATTTAGCGCCAGACAAATTTTTTATGATTCTTATTTCGGGTTTTAACCCGCCGTAATGGTCTCTGAAATCTACATAGCAATATTTTGTCATATTTTCAAAAAACATCTTCTCGAATTTATTTAACCCTTTGTAAAATGTGTTTTTTATATCGCCGCTTAACTTTTCAAAATCTAATGTGCCATAAAAATATAAATTGCCGTCTTGACCGTACTTTACTTCTTCAACGTCTATGCCTGAGCCTTGTAAACTGTTTTTTATTCTTAACATCTTTTACCCCTTTTAATTTTTTAATTTATTTTTTAAAAACTTTCTCTTGTTAGCTTTTCTTCTAAAGCCCTGTTGACTAAATCTATAATTGTTTCTCCTGTTTCTTCACAGCGTGCTTTTAAGGTTTTATATTCGTTTGGGTTGACTCGCATTTTAACAACCTTGCAATCTTTATCGCCTTTCTTTTTTCTTCCCACCCCCCCAAAAAAGTTTAGTTTTTTAGGGTCTGCAATAAACGCAGAATCCTCAGAAATAGCGTTGATACAATATCTTCTAAAAGGGATTTCACTGATTGCAGCTGCTATTTTAGCCCGCTTGTATGTTTTTAAATCCATATGTAGCTCAAGTGTACAATAATCTTTACTCACGTTTTAATCCCTCCTTTTTTTGTTATTCATCGCAACATATTTATAACTAATGCACAAATTTAATTTAATTGGTTTTAGTTTATACAAATGTCTTCAAAGCTATATTTATCAACCACCTCACCGTTTTTTTGTATAGTTATATTTTACTACAAAAAAGACTTTTAGTCAATACTTTTTGTGATAAAATAAGTGAATTTTGTAGAGAATTTTAGCTATTGATTTTTAATATTTTTGTTTATTATGCTAATGGTTGTGTGTTGGGTTTATTGTTAGTTATTGTTATTAATTATTATTTATTGTTATTGTTTGTATTGTTAGTTGGTTTGTGGTTGACTTTGAGGATGGTACCCCCCCATACACCCCCTGGGAGCTGAGGGGGATCGCCCCATATCCCGGCTAACCCAGGTGACCCCCAAAATATCCCAGTTAGGTATTTCTATAACTTAATTGAAAAACAAAAGCCTGATTGTATAATTAAATCAGCGTGGCTGATAAAGGCGCGGTTTGGCTGTCATTTACTTCATCCCTATTCGGGGAGGTGATAGCTTTGTTATTGGAGTTAATTTGGTTTTTACTTGATTTAGCTCAATTTGTTTTGTATTTAATTGAAAAATTTAAAGAGAAACAAAAAAATAATAACCGTTGCCCTCGACAAGTGGTAGTGATATAATATAAATAAAACAAATCAAAATATGAGGTTTTAAATGGCATTAATTCAAATTCAAATTGATGATTCTACAAAGCAAGAAGCAGATGATTTATTTGAGCAGCTTGGTATTGACACGCCAACTGCGATAAAGCTCTTCATACATCAATCATTAAATCAATATTCCTTACCATTTGAGGTTAAGTTGCCAAAACCGAATAAAGAAACGTTAAAGGCATTAGAAGAGGCTAAAGCCATAGCTAATGACCCAAACATAAAATCATACAAAAATGTTGATGAAATGTTTGAAGATTTGGAGAAAGAATGTATAGAATAAAGCAAACGAGCAAGTACAAAAAAGATTTAAAGAGAATTAAGAGGCGAGGTTATGATATTTCTTTATTGAAAGTGATTATAAAGAAATTATCATTAGGCGAGAAACTGGATAGGAAATACAAAGACCACAGTTTATCGGGTATTTTTTCAGGGTTTAGGGAATGCCACATAACGCCTGATTGGTTATTAATTTACAGGTATGAAAAAGAGGTGCTTGTGCTTGTTTTATCTCAAACAGGAACTCACAGTGACTTATTTTAGTATAAAACGCTCATACGAGGCTATAAACGCATCAAATTTGCAAATTTAAATTATAAAGGAATTACCTTACTAGATTACTACATGTCTAAAATTGCCTAAAAACGGCCTTAAAATTGAATACAATATGGAAGATTATTTAAGATTGCCTTACAAGGTATCGATACAAGAGGTGAAAGATGGTATTTACCATTATTTTTTAGCAACGGTAGAGGGTGAGCCTGGGGTTATAAGTATAGGCTCAACGTATGATGAAGCATACAAGCGGATAAGTTACGAAATGATGATAAAATGCAATCTAAAAAGCTCGAAGATTATCTAAAAAAATACTTTTATGGAATATTATTATTTACATAATTTAGGATAAATGGTAAAATATTAACTGTGGTTCATTGAGCCACAAATTTATATCACGCTCTTTTTTAATTTCAGCAATGGAATTAGCCGACAGGGTTTCCTGCCGGCTGTTTTTTATAACTGTTTTTTATTTATATTTAATATTACTACTTTTACGGATTTAATTATTTATTCTTTATTTTCTTGGATTGAGTTTAGAAGTGATGATATATTCCTTCTTTTACGTATTTCGTTATTTATTCTTTTTTTTCTCGAGCTGAGTCTACGGTTGTAACGTTCTTCATTTATTTGTTCTTTGTTTTTTGTACTTTCTATTAAATTATTTCCAAACCATTTCTTACTTATTTTCTTACCTATGGAAAAATAAATTTTTTTTTCTTCATCTCCATTATCTTCATCTTCGTTATCGGAAATATAATCTACCATTTCACTAAATTGTTTTATATTTTTTTTAATTGATTCTTTTTTTTCATTGTCTACTCCTTCATCGGGTATTTTATCTTCAGGTATTTGTAATACATGTTCCATTTCTTTTTTACCACTTAACCATTGACTTTCGTTTTTTTTACGCTTTTTAGTTTTTTTATTTTTGTTACTTCTTGCAAAAGGAGCATTAGGTTCACTACCTTCCCCTTCATTGCCGAAAATTTTATTTAAAGCGTTTTTGCCTTTTCCCCCTTCCATATCTTTAATTGCTTTTCTAATATAACCTCTACTAAGACCTCCGCCGTCTTTAAATCTGTATGGTTCACTTAACATTAAAATTGCTGATAATTTTGCCAATTCATTTCGTGCTTTTATTTCTTTTATATTTTCGGCTTCTTTTACGCTTTGATTAAATTTTTCTATACTATCAATACTATTATCGCTTGGTGTACTTAGATAATCATATATTTCTTTAATATTTTCTATTTCATTTCCGTTTTTTTTTATTATTCCATTTACAATATCAGTATATTTAGCATTTTTCCCTAAGACTACAAGCTCATCAACTAAATTTCTTCTAATTTTAGCATATCCAAATGGTGTTTTTATTTCAAATTTTTTATCTTCCCCGTTTTTAATTATTTGGCATAATTGCCCTGACATATATTTACTACCTTTGGAGTTTTCGAGAATAATTTTCTCATTAATTTTTTTTATAGCATTTTTATCTTTTTTGAAAGTTTTATTTGATTCACTATATTTGCCATTTCTTGTTTTAAAATTTTTATCCATAATATTCACCTCTTTTAATTATAGCTTTGTACTATAAATTTTGTTTATAGCATAGAATATAATATAATATCTTATTAGTGGGGTGCATAATGCAGAAAAGCAATTGGCTTTTAATTTTCAGTTTAGTATTTTATTTTTTTATTTTTAATACTAGCGTATTAGCTTATCGTTTGGTTATTCAAACTTACAATTTAACTGATAGTGGAAGTGCAAAAGGTTTTATGATAGTAAGAGAAACCAATAAAGGGAAAAAAGGCTACGGTATATTTGTTGGTGCTGAGTATGCGATAGACAAAGAACTTAGCGACCTTTTTGATAAAGTAAATGGCAAAATCATTTATGATAATGATAAGCTTTACGAAGAGTTAGTAGATTTATCAGAATGTGAAGATAAATTAGGCATCTACCGTGTTTTTCGTAGTCTATTAAGTCAATAGAAATGTTTTAGTTTTCTATATAGTTTGAGAATCCAACTGATTCCCAAACTATACTTATTATACAATAATCTGTTAAAAATGTAAACACCTAATTATTTATTAATTAAGAAGATAGTCGAAATATATGTAAATTTGTAAGAAGTTCGTCTAGTTATTCTACTGGTTTTTCCTTGCATATATTTTGGCAGTTTTCTGGTAATAAATTTTGGTTTCCCCCTTATAATCCCCTTTCCTGTACTAGACTAAACTATACTAAACTAAACTATACTATACTAAGCATACATTTTGTTGACATTTTGTATGCAAGTGTGGTGTAAACTAGTATTGCCAATCATTACACGATTTAATTAAGTCATAAAATAGTTTATAAACCATATTATGGTTGACATTTTAAACCTGTAGTATTAAAATATTAGACAATAATTTTGTGAGGTGAGTTTTATGGCAAAAAGAAGAATGATATCCAAAGATATTTTTATGACACAAGAATTTATGTCTATGTCGTTAAGTGCGCAAGCATTATATTCGTGGCTTGTTTTATTTGCAGATGATGAGGGATTTGTAGGTATACCTGATAGAGTTACTGTTATGATAGGTGCCGAAGAGTCAGCGCTTGATGAGCTTATAAATTCAGGCTTTGTAATAAGATTTAAAACGGGTGTTGCTGTAATAGAGAAATGGGAAGAATTTAACAAAATTTCAAGTAAAAGGCTTATTAGAACAAAGTTTTTAAGTGAACAAAGGCAATACCATAAAATGAAACTTATGGGTAGCAATAAAAAGGTTTTAAGTTTAACAGCTGAAAATTGATTCGTAGATTGGAGATGATTTATATCTGGAAAATTTAATGCCATACAGCCAAGAAGCTGAGCAATCGGTTTTAGGGGCTATATTACTTGACAGTTCATATTTAAATTTAGTGTTAGAAATTTTACCTAATACTGAAGCATTTTATGAACCGAATAATAGATTAATATATGAAACTATGGTTGAAATGTTTTCATCTGGTAAAAAAATTGATTATGTAACAGTTCTTGATAATATTTCGATTGATAGTGCCCAAAAAGAAGAAATGAAGAATTATATGTTAGATATTGTTCAGATAGTGCCTTCGATATCTAACGTTGAGAGTTATTCAAAGATAATTCTTGATAAATACGAACTTAGAAATTTAATTTCTTTAGCAAAGGACGTTCTTCAAGAATCCACAGTAAATGGTGACAGTGAAAAGCTACTTGAATTTACTGAAGAAAGGTTAAATGATATTAGAATGAAAAAAAGTAAAGAAGCTATTGTAAGTTTAAAAGACATTTTAGTTGATGAATTTGAAAAGCTTGGAAAATTGAATTCCGAAGATTGTGATGAAATTTTAGGGTTATCGACAGGGTATAATGATTTAGATTTTGTGATAACAGGTTTAAACAAGAGTGATTTAATTTTATTAGCAGCTCGTCCGGGTATGGGCAAGACAAGTTTTGCATTGAACATAGCTAAATATGTTTCGGAAAAATCTAAAACTGTGGTATTTAGCTTAGAGATGGGCAAAGAACAGCTAGCAGCAAGGCTTTTAAGTATGGCAGGCAAAATTGCTGGTAATAAGCTTCGGCGTGGTAAATTAAACGATGATGAGTGGAAGAGGCTTATAAAAGCTTCTGATGGTTATTCAAATTCAAATTTATACATTGACGATACAGCATGCATAACGGTAAATGAGATGAAAGCGAGAGTAAGGAGGCTTGGAGATGTATCTTTGGTAATAATTGATTATCTCCAATTAATATCGAGCAGCAGGAGAGTTAGCAATAGGGTACAAGAAATATCGGAAATAACTAGGGAATTAAAGATAATGGCAAAGGAGTTAAATATTCCGATAATATGTTTATCGCAGTTATCGAGGGCTAGTGAGCAACGACTTGACCACAGGCCGATGCTTTCTGATTTAAGAGATTCCGGGTCGATAGAGCAGGATGCTGATATAGTTATGATGTTATATCGAGAAAGGTATTATAAGCCTTTAGATGACAGGATAGACCCTAATGAATGTGAATGTATAATAGCAAAGAATCGCCATGGGGAAACGAATACGATAGTTTTCAATTGGGAACCTGAATATACAAAATTTACGCCAATGGCTAGTTGATTTTTATTTGCTACCGAATATAATAGTGGCAGTAGAGACTTTTGCATCAGTCTTTATGGATTCTAATTTTTACAGAGATTTCAATTTTTATTTTAAATTGGAATCTTTTTATATGTAGAAGCCATTTCATGACTTTAGCAATAAATCCCATAATATCACCTCCAGACAGCAACAAATTTAGAATTCGTCCCGTCGGAGTAATATCATAAAGACTTGTCCCTACTGCCAATTTAATTATATAATCTCAATTAAAATTTTCAATGCACAGGTTTTGCAAGCCTATTAATAGAATCATAAAATTTATTTATTTGCTTATAAACATAAGGAGATGAAATAGACATATCACTAGCAATTTTATCTACCTTTTCATTATTTACAAAATAAGCTTCAAATATTTTTGACAAATCAGAATCAGGATTGGAATTTATTGAACTTATAATAGCATTCTTAATAGATTTAATAGATTCTAGACGACATTTTAATACTTCTTGATGTTCTCGAATATTTTTAACATCATCAACGAAATTTACGAAAGTAGAGTCTTGATGTTTTTTTTGGGAGTGGATATCTGATAAAGATGGTTTTGAAACAGTAGCAGAAGCAACATCATTTATCTCTGATTGAGAAATAGCCAGTGCAATATTTATTTTAGAAATTTCAGAATCAATTTGTTTCATATTTCTGAATCCAAGTAATGTTTTCATATCAATCAACTCCAAATAATCGAAAATCGTAGTTATATTTTACATATTTTGTTGACGAAGTAAAGGGTATTTTGTATAATCTTACGATAAAGGCGGCCTTTTTGTCGTTTTTAATTTTTAAATGGAGGTGCTTTATATGATTGATTGGATATGTTGGGTATTTTCGATAGTCAATGTTATAGGTACACTTCTGAATATTCGTAAGATGTACTTATGTTTTTTCATTTGGTCGGTATGCAATGTATTTTGGCTTTATCTAGATATAGTTACAGGCCAATACGCAAGGATAATATTGGATGTAATCAATCTGGCTACATCTTTATACGGAGCATATAGTTGGTACAAAGATTCTAAAAAAAGCAGAATAAAGGCTGACTATTCACGTGAAAATGATGAAGGTGATGATAACATGTCTGACATTTGCAAAGAATTAAATATTATTGAATCATATTCATATTTTTTAGAAAAAGATATTGACAGTTGTATTAACAACTTTAACCATCAAGAATACAATGAGGCTGTTGGCGATTTGGTAATGATTAAAGAGCATTCAAGCAAATTAAGAAAAAGAGCAAGAGAGAGTTTAAAAAGGCTAATGGATTCATGTAAAGAAGATTTTTGATTTAAAATTTAGAATAGAAATATATAATTAAATTAGCGTGACTCAGAAAGCACGGGTTTATTGCTTCTTATTTGCCATTTCTAATGGTAGGAAAGGAGTGGTTACATGTTTGATTTAATATTTCTATTAATCAATTTAGCTTCATTAGCTATACAATTTTTAGAGTATAAAAAAAACAGCCGTGCTGAGAACACGGTTGTTATTGTTTTTATTAAACTATAGCAATAACCCGTCTTTTGGGTCATGCTACTATTATACTTAAGAACTTAAAAAAAACAACCGTACTGACAATACGGTTGTAATTATTATTATACAATAGTTATAAACCCGTCACTGAGTTACGCTACTATTATATTCACCAAAAATAAAAAATCAAATTAAGTGTATATGGTTGTCTAAAGCATTTTCAATTTCTTTGGATGTGATGCCTATGTATCTTTGAGTAATAGCTGCTGAACTATGTTGGAGAAGTTTCTGAACTAAAACTATGTTGTAATTGTTATTTTGATAGATTTCAGTAGCAAAGAATTTCCTGAAACTATGAGTACTTATATTCTTGAGCCCTAAATAGTTAATTACTTTACTTATATATGTTTGGATATTCCTAACTTTTATCTTAAATATTTTATCATTTTCTTTTATATTATTTTTCATACAATAAATTTGAATATATTGATAGATTGGTAAAGGCACTGTGAAGAATCTTTTTTTTGAGGTTTTCTTTTCTATGATGTCGAGCCTATATCTATCTCCGTCTTTTACGATGTCGGAAAATTTAAGATTGAGTATATCGCTTATTCTGAGCCCTAGATTAGCTTCCAGAACAAGACATGTGGCTATAGTTTCATTTGGCCTGAAAAAAGCTGAACCTGTTTTCATGATATTTATTATGTTTTCGTATTGTTCTTTTGTAATAGCAAGAGTTTTTTTATTAGCCATTTTTCTCTTTTAAAATTGCGTATTTAATTATATATCATTGCGTATTATAACATATAAATACAGAATAATCAAGAGAATTTTTGAAGTTCAAGAAAAAATATTGCGTTAAAGGTCTCTTTAACGCAAATAAACTACCGATTATTCATCGGTAGGTGATATTAAGAAAAAAAAGAAGTGAGTTATTAATGAAAAAAAGACTAAAAAGGCCGAAAATAAAAAATCGAGCCCACCTTTTTTAAAGGCTATTATTATTATACAATATAACTAAATTTAATCAATGAATTATATAAAAATAGTAAGAAGTGTATAAAAATATATAAAAAAATGTATTGCAAAAGCAATTGCATATGCTATAATAATAATATGGATAAGATTACTAAAAATAATATTAAAATTGATAAAAAAATATTTGAAAAATTTTCTAAGATAGGTAAGTTAATACCTATTGAAGTTTTGACGGGATTTTTTAAATGTACACTTGCACAGCTCCAAACGTTTTGTAAACAAACTTATGGGTGTAGTTTATACGAAAAGATAAAAACTTCGGGTAAAACTTTAAAAAAAATACCTGCTTTCAATGAAGAAAACTTTGAATTATTTACATTAGCCAATCAGGTATCTATTTTAGCTGACCAAAAAACTTATTGTATTGATAAGTACGTTGATTTCTTCAGTATGGGCGCACCTGATATCATTGAGGATGCGTGTAAAGAAAAATTTGCAGGTCGTACATTTAGGCAATCAGTTGATTCTTGCATATATTATGACCGTATGAATATTTACGAGAATCTTAGAATCAGACGTAATGAATCACCAAACTTACTTAAACACATGGCAGAATGTTGTTTGGAATTAAGAGTTATGGCTAATGAAAACGTCGAAGAAATGTTTAAAGCCAATGCTTATGTTGCTTTAAATAAATTCTGGGATACAGGTAAGCCAAGCAAGAAAGATAAAGACAAAGAAGACAAGAGTGGATAATGGAAGAATTTAAATTTTCTCCAAAACAACTTGAATTTTTGGAAGATGTAAGACATCATAAGTTAAAATTCCAAAACATTCTTGAGGGCAGCGTACGTTCGGGTAAAACGTACGTTTCTTTATTTGCATGGCTTCAACTTGTAGGCATTGCTCCTAAAGGTATGGATTTTTTAATGGTCGGCAAAACCGTTATATCTCTTAAACGTAACTGTTTAAACTGTTTGTCTTATATGGCTGAGGGGCTTTTCCATTATTCCATAACCAGAAAAGAAGCAAGCTTTCTAGACCATAAAATATATTTAGAGGGGGTTAATGATGTAAGAGCTGAAAACAAAATACGTGGTATGACATTAATGGGGGCATATTGCGATGAGGTAACTTTATTTACTGAAGACTTCTATAATATGCTTTTAACACGTTTAACTTCCAAAGGAGCTTTTTTATTAGCCACGACAAACCCTGACACACCATCACATTGGCTTAAAAAAGACTTCATCGATAAAAAGGATTCCAAAAGTGTTGCTGTGTATCACTTCAATTTAGAAGACAACACAGCTTTATCTCCTCAGATTATAAACACTTTAAAATCCCAGTTCACGGGGGTGTTTTATGATAGGTTTATTCTTGGCAAGTGGGTATCTGCTGAGGGACTTATTTATGCTTATTTTGCTAACAATAAAAACAAGTTTCTTGTTGAGCGTATTGATATATTTGATATTGCCGCTGTTCATTTTGGGCTTGATTATGGTGCTTCCAAAAGCACGACCGCTATTATATGCATTGGCATTGGTCGAAATTATAATTGTATGTATGTGCTTGATGAGTTAGTTATCAATGGCGTTAATTCTCCTGAAGAGATGTATGAAAGATTTTA